GATTATGTTGTGGCACTTCTCCCAGTGAGAGCCCCGGTACATTGACACTTTGACACCAATACTCCACGGTTGGCAATGCAGTGAAGCTCACCACGAATTTATTCGGGTGCATGATATTAGGATTGCCAGGCGTGTGGGGAATTGAGGGAATAGCCATATTATCGTTCCTTTATGCTTAGTCCTTATAAGAGAACACTAAATTCTCCACAGTATACACTATTTATAGAGCATTGTCAAGGCAAAAGAAAAGGGGTCCCCTTTCAGGGACCCCTCGACTTTGAAACACTCTATCGGACTCAATTATGCAATGTTTGCAATCTTGAGTGCGCGGTAGTACATGTTTGCTCTGGCGGTCAGGGCACCTGAACCCTGGACTCCACCTTCTGCGAATGGATTCGCAACCAAGCCATAACGGGTCTTGAACCCGATCTTTGGCTGGAAGGTCGCGGTATCGATGGCGCGGACCATCTGGAGAGGTACGTATGGGCAGTAGAAGATTCCTGCATCAAATGCGTTGGAACCCTTGTACCCGACTACGGCAAATTCCTGGGTCTGTGCGGCTGGGAAGTAAGGGTCAATGTAGACCTTGTAACGTCCAAGCAAGGTACCTGCGAAGGTGTTGCCTGTATCGTCCACGTTGAGGCTGATATTATCCTTCAAGGCGCCTGCATAGTCCAAGACTCCTGCGAGTGCGAAGGCTGATGCCACGTCTGAAGAACAGATAACCACGTTACCCTTGCCACGACGAGTCTGCTTGGCGATTGTGTTCGCTTCGCGCTCGATCTGGAACACGAGTCCCTTGATCTTTTCCACCATCCAACGACCGTTTGAGTCAGTATCCAAGTCGAACGTGCCCGCTGCGGTCGTTCCAACCTGACATCCAACCTTTGCTACGGAGTAGATTGTGCGGATAACTTCACGGTTGATTTCGGAAAGGACTTCGGCTGAGAGGATGTTGGAAAGTTCAGTCTCGGCGTCGAGTCCATGAACTGCCTTCAAATCCTGTGCCAATTCGAGTGAGTATTCTGCCTTCAGTGCGCGGGTACGTGCAGTCACGGTGACCTTCTCAATGGAGAAGCCCATTTCTGCGAAGTTAGGATTGGTGCCGTCGCCCAAACCTTCCGCTACTGCTGTGGTCATACCACCGATACGGAGACCCGTACCGATTGTGAAGATGTCGGATGTGTTACCTGATGCAGTCAACGACAATGCGGATTGTGCGGTGACGTTACCAGTGAAACCAGTGTTGGCTTCGTTGTAGAATGCTTCGTCAGTACGCGCGGTAGGTGTACCTGACGCATAGTTGGAACGCATTGCGAAAATCAATCCCGTAGGACCGGTCATTGGCTGGACGCCGCAGATGTCATACGCAATCAAGTTAGGCAAGGAACGACGAACCAAGCTGATAAGGATTGGATCGTAACCAGCCATAGGACCGGTTGCTGTTGCGGTACCTGTCAAACCACCGCCAGTGGCATTCAACGCAGTTTCGCTGAGTATCTGGGCATCGCCTGCGAGGGCTTTTGCTTGGTTCTCAAGGATGATTGCGGTAACTGCTCGCTTGTGCTTGTCGGTGATTCCTGGGAGGCCTGCGGCATCGAGAACCGGGGCCCACTTCTTCTCTAGTTGCTCTGACATAAACATAGTTGCTGCTCCTTGTGATGGTAATGGTGATTACTTCAACTGCTGTGTCAATGCTGCTACGACAGATGCGACACCTGCATCAGACACGAATGCCTTCTCATCGGCAATCTCAGTGACCTCTGTCAACATCTTCGCATTGCTATCGGTCGACTTCTTCCCGCTTGTTGCAGGGAAGTAGTTCTCTCGGATTGTGGACACCTTTGCGGTGTAATCACCTTCTGCGGTGAATTCAACACTCTCTGCGAGTGTACGAACTTTTTCAACTTGGGTCTGTGTCAATCCTTCACAAACGCCGTTGAGGATTTCTGACTTCTTGGATTCGCCAAGTTGCTTCTTGAGTTCAACACTCTTGGCAACTTCTTCGTTCAAGGAACTGGTCAACTCTTCAACCTTCGTGGCGAGTTCGTCAACGAGGTCAACTTTTTCGGCTGGAATGTCGATGTAGTGCTCAAGGAATACGTTGCGGAGGGAACCAATGAATTCTTCCGTCAATTCAGAACGAAGACCCTTTTCGATGGCCAATTCATTCTGGGTCATCCACTCCTCAACCACATAATCGAGGTAGTCATTGACTTGCTCAGACAAGGCGGTACGAACTTCCAACACCGCGGCTTCAAACTTCTCGGCATATTCTGCTTCGATCTCTTCCTGAATGCTGGACACCTTATCGATTACACGCGCTTCATAGATCGTGCCGATCTTGGAGGCAAATTCCTTTGGCAAACCAGATTCAGACGCGAGGATCGCGGCGACATCTTCGCTCAACTTCTTTTTGAAATCAAACTTCTTGTCTTCGTCCTTGTCATCCTTATCGTCTTCGTCCTTATCGTCATCGTCATCGTCATCATCTTTTTCTTCCTTCAGGTCGCCCTTCGACAGACCCGCTTCGACTCGGCGCTTCCATTCAGCTTGATCGGCTGCGGCTTCACCTTGATTGGTAGGATCAGTTGCGGTACCTGGCTTGCCTGCGGCAGTCTCTAACGGTGCCTTAGTGTCGGAACCAGGCTGCTTCCCAGGAGGTGTCGCTTGTGTGGCACGAGGATCGAGAGCTTTGTCGCTATGTTCGAATGGGGTGTCACCGCCTAATTCTTGGACTTCGCCTTCTGGCTTTTCCAAAGGGTCTTTGTGGGCTGAGGACAGGCTTCCCTTCAAAATTTCAGCAGCGGCTTCGAGTAGTGCATTCTTCTTCATGAGAATCTCCTTGTTGTATCGCGTGAATGTTATTTATAAAACTACAGTTTTCGCATAAACTCTGAAAACAAGCGCACGGCAATTTCGTTGATTCGACGGCTGGGTGCAGCAATAATGGCTTTCTTTGCAATCTCCATATCCTGCTCCACATAGCGTCCTTCCACGAATACCCACTCTTTCCCTTCCATAATACCTCTCACAAAGGCATCGGGGGCTGAGGGGTCTGCCACAATATCGGCCGCTGTAGCCAATGTGAAATCGTCTTGTACGAGGTATACACCATCGGGACTCTGGACCACGCTGCCCAAGCCACGAGTGGAGACCCCGATCTTGGCTTCTTCATCCAAGAGGGATTGGACGATTTTCCCATACGGCGTATCCAAAATCTTGGCTTTGCCGTAGAAATCATGTCCTTCTGCACGAAGCTCTTTTATCATGTGACTGGTACGTTCGAGGTTGATTGTCGGTGAGTCTGGGTGTCCCAATTCTCCAAACGCACGATTCTCCTGAATGTAGGCTTTGTGATAACGTAAGGTTTCTCTGTTCAAGGACTCAAAGCAATAGCGTCGTCGGTTCTTGTTGGTTTGCTCGGACTGCATGAAAATGCCTTCAATAAAGTAGGATTTCTTGCCTGACTTTTCATCAGATTCCTTGAGCACGGTGACCTCTTGGGTCATTTCTTTTATGAGCTTCATGTTACAACCCCTGCGTTTCGACGTTATAGGTCGCTTGTTTGCTGAGTGTGAGGAACGCGCTCCCTCCACCAGTGATGGCGACTGTGATGGTGCCGGTCGACGTATTGGCAATGTTTACTTCATCTCGCTGCCATTCGCCTGTTTCGTACAGAGTCGCCACAACAAGGGCGCCACGAGTAATGACTACTGTGCCTGTGACTGGAAGCACAGACCATTGCAACGAGGTGATGGTGACAGAGGACACGTTCTCTGTTCCGACATTAGCACTGAATGCAGACAGAGCCAGCGCCCCGGTAGTATCAATACCCGTCAACCGAAGGGTCGAAGGTCCGCGAAGTTTGTTATTGATTTCGTATGGCATGGTTTACTCCTCGTGAATTCCGTAAGCTTTACGTTTTCTCATCGACTGTTTGCGCTTGCGTAGCGTTTGCTGCATGTGTGCCTTGCGCTTTCTGGCAGCACGTTTTTGAACGATCCTCATACGAATGCGCTTGGCGGCCGGGATTCGAGTAATCTTCCCATGTCTCAGGGTGAATCCCTTTACCGCGGACTTGCGGACCATGCGCTGCACTTTGCCTTGGCGAATGCGTCTTCGAATGAGGATTGTGCGGCCCTGCCTCATACGGTTTCCTTCAGCGAACATGGACTCAGCCAGTACTTTCCGCAAGACTGAAAGTTTCTTCTCCACGATCTGACTCAGAGCCGCCCGAATCATGTCACCCGCATCGATGAGTTTTCTCTCAGCGATGAGCGTCACCGCGTTCATTACTTCACCGACTTCCACGCGAAGTCTAACATTTTATGAAACTTGGGCTGTGAATGTTCCAGTTCGTCAGTAAACTTTTTTCGATTATCAGGATGTAAGGCACCATGCACCGTGAGTAAGGCATTGGCTGTTGTGGGGTCTAACCTCGTTTGGGACCCGTCTTTATGATACAAAGGCTTACTCGTCTTGAAGTCTCGCACTTTTTGCAAATGGCTGATCACATCTTCCTGAATAATCTCTTCTCTGAGATCATCAACTCCAACACTAAATTTTTTCTTCATACGAGCGTCAGTTTTAGCCGCCTTAACAAAATGACCATGGGCTTTCATATGAGAGGATAGCTGATCTTTGGAACTGTGACCACCTAAACGAGATGCCGCCAACTCCTCATATCCTTTGTTTGTTCTATCCGCATGGGCTTGCCGCATAGTTTTTAGTGAGAGTTCATTCAACTCCTCTGCTTCTGCAATTTCTTCAGTGTCCCCAGACCGCGAATTGTGTATAATATCAATATGGGGTACCTTATAATGAAAGTCAGACTTGCCGCTTAGTGATTTGCGGCGCACAATCACATGATCGGTCCCAAGTTTTGTGATCTTACCGCGCTTGGGTACGTTCGCCGAAGGGGGTAGATATGAAACCGTGTCCCCGATTTGGTGTAACGGGGCTTCTTCCTTCAATGCCACAGGAGTAATCACCGCATCATCAGGTGCCACGCTACCATACGGTATGCTGAAATACTGACCAAGCTTGTCATTGTAGTACAAGGCGACCATCACATTATTCGGGAACTGCCGAATTGTCTTGCGTCGGAGAATTAGGATGTTCGGGGGCATTGAGTGCGCCGGCACCCCGACATGCTCTGATATCTCTGTGCGAAAGTCAGTAAATTCTTTCAAAGGTCGTCGCTCCTTCTTGGCCATCTGTGCGGCGTCCAGTTCTCGTTTGACTTTGGCAGAACGGGCCGCAACCGCCAGTTCTTGTGCAGCCTTCATGGATCGTTGGCGAACGGCTTCGTCGGAGAACTCTTCAGGATGCTTCATTACACTCCTGGTTCGCCTGCATTGGCTGCGGCATAAAATCGCGTGTGGTCAAATCGTGGATTCTGGGCTTTGAAAATTCCCGCATGATGAGCCGCGAGTTCCTTGCGCTTGGCGGCATCAGGGTGCGACTTGATTACATCAGCGACTTGCTGGAAATGCTTCCTGGTAGGTGTCTCGTCCAACTGTTCGGCTTCTTCTCTCATGGCAGATTTGCCCATGCGAAACGGCACCTTGATCTTCTGAGACTTGGATGCGCTGTAGGATTTGTGCGCGGGAATCTGCTTCACTTTACCCCCGCGTTTCTTAAAATCCTCGACAGACTCATGCTCCTCTTGGACAATTTCTTCTGCTAAAGCATCAGCACTCGGTGCAAAGAGCGTCTGAGCAATCGATTGCTTGTGTGTTTGGAGAGCGTCACTGACTCGGGCCCCCAATAAATCGTTGACAAGCACGGAGGCTTCTCCCTGTTGGTCGTTGGCGACCATTGTAATCATATCCCCGATGGCTGAAAAATCTTCGGCCATACCGGCTCTTTGTTTCTTTTCTTGGGCTGCCTTATCAAGAAATTGTTTTGCAGAATTGGATCGGATATTCGCTGCAAGGGCCCTGGCTTCTTGGGGTGTTCGCATAATAGTAGTCTCCTTGTGTACCGTTGTTATCGATATTTATGTAATCAGTTACCTGCGTTTACCCAAGAAACTCTTTTCTACGGAACGGTCGAGTCCTGGGGTGTTTGACCCTTGGGGTTGTTCTCCAGTGTCCTGGGTATTATCTTCTGGTGGTGGGGAATCCATGCCTCCTGGCTGACCTGGCATTCCACCCGGTGCGCCTCCTGGCATTCCTCCTGGTGGTTCCATACCAGGCGGAGGGGGTAGAGGCAATTCACCTCGTTGAGTCTCCTCGTCGATTTCGTCTGCAATCTGCTTGATCTCCTCATCGCTCTGGTGCAAGACATGACGCTTGACCCAGGTATTCGAATAGTAAATACCAATGAACGGCTGCACTTGAGCGAGCAATGTCACGCGCTCACGAGTCAATTCAGCATCGCGCATTTCAGCAAAGTTGTTATCACTCTTGAAGTCGTAGGAAATATCTTCTCTGAAAGTTTCCCATTCATCTAACGAGCACACCCCAGTCAGCACCATATGCTGTCTGAGAGCTTCATCGAAGAGTCGGGCAAACTTGTTTCGCAACCGATGAATGAACTTATTGAACTTGACCTCATCACGAGTGATTTCTGCGACTCGGCCGAGTCCTACCATGCCTCCACCAGCCTGTTGTGCATCCAGGCGACCAATCGGCACATTCAGCGACTTATAGAGTTTCTTTTGGAAGTATTCGACATCTTCCATGTGCCCCAGGTTTTCACCACCAGGCAGTGTCGTGATTTCTGTGCCTTTGCTACCTTCGCGTCGGGGCAACCAGAAATCTTCTAACATGGACATATGCTTGCGTTCGTCGCGCAACTCTCCTGTGTTGGCATCATAGACCAACTTGTTGCGGTACTTCGTCATAATGTCTTTGAGGTACTGTTCAGCTTTGAGCTTCGGGAGTGTGCCGACATCGATGTAGAATATACGGCGTTCTGGTGCGCGGGACAAGCGGTAAATAACAATCGCATCTTCGATCATACGCAATTGGTTCAAAGGCTTGATCGCTTTGTGCAACCAACCAATGACCATCGTAGACTTGGCATCCAAGAGTCCCGAAGGCACAAAGACAATGGCATCCGTAGCGATACGGGTACCCTGATTCACGGACGCTGTATAGGATTGCGCGGTGAGACCGCGGTCATTGAACACGTAGTATTCTGAAATTGCCTTAATGAATTCTACACCCGTCTTGGGGTCACGGTCCTTGAGGATTTCTCGGACCTTGCGAATCTTGCGAGGATCAATATAGCGGAGTTCGAGCACGCCCTCTTTAGGGTTGGCTTTATCAATGACGACCTGGAAATACAACCGACCATCGACATACCAACGCTTGAACAAGTCCTCACCGAGGTCTTGGAAACTGAGCATGGACTTGATCTTATCAAAACCTTGTTCGATTTTCTTCTTGATGGAAGCGGGAACATCGAGCTTGTCGAGATTGATGGTGACCGTTTCCCCATCATCGTCCTGGGTGACGGCCTCGGTGATGATTTCTTCAATCGCTTCAGAGCATTCAGGATGCAGCGACATTTCACGGTAGCGAGTAATCAGTTCCAGTTCATTGCGAACGGAACCTTCCAGGTCTACGTATGTCCCGTAGTACGCGCCCTGGGTAATCGTAACTGCACCATCGTCAATCTTCTCTTGAGGAATGACGAGGGTCTGTTTATCGGGATTTTCGACTCGCGTAACGTCTTGTGTTTTGCCGAGAGAATAGCCAAAGAGGGACCATGCCATTATGTTACCACCTTCGTTGTATATTGGTTTTCATGATAAAATCACAAGGGAATGAAACGGGGGTGCCGAAGCACCCCCAATCTCCATTAGACGATAACAGTGTTGTCTTTTGCGGTCGAGGTAAAATACTGGTATGCTAGGGTCACGCTGAATTCTTCAATGGTGTCATTGGAACCCCAGTCTACGTCAATCTGGCTGACATCGACAGGGAAAATACCTTCAAACGTGTATTGCTTCAACACCTCGCCCGTCTTGCTGTACTGCTTGACAAAGGCTTGTGTCGAATAACCGAGCGAGTTGCCTGCCCACGCATCACGGACGTTGGTGACATGACGGTTCATGCCATTCATCCACTTTTCAAAGGCATTGCGGACCGAGAAGTCTTCGTCGTTCAAAATGGAAAGAGTCCATTCAGGGAAGGTACGGTTTCCTGCAAGCTTGGTTTCGCGGCCGAAGTAGAACACCGGTACGTGACCGATGGTTGAACCTGGCATGGAAGCCGTCTTACACATGAACGTCAACTTCCTTGAGGCATTCCCTGGATTGATAAAGGTTGGGAATACCATCTGCACTTCAAACAGGTTTGGTCTGGCACCATCACCCTGCATCTGTGAGCGAAATTCGTAGACATTGAACGGCATATTAGACTCCTTCGTTACTTCTATTTAGATTAGAACTTTCCGACGATTTCATCGAAGCTGACACCCGTTCGCACAGCCACAAAATTCAACTGGATATAGTTGATGCTTCGTGCAGGCTTGATGTAAATGTCACCCACAAAGCGGTTGCTATCAATCACTTCTGGTGTGTTGTTAGTTTCATCGGCTACGACACGGTAATCGAAGATGCCTCGGCGTCCCTGCACGTCACGGAGGAATGGATTGACAAGCGCAAGGAATGCGGCCCGCGTGAATTCATCGTTGAATTCAAACAAACTAAACTTAGAGGCACGAGCAATGGCTTTTTCCAACACAATGAACAGTCGGCGCACGTTGATTCGGTCGAATGCGCTTGGCTTGCTCAACAAGGTCTTGTCGCCATAGAGGACGGTACCATCACCAGGGAAGGTCGCCACTGGATTGACGCCGTTCTTGTACAAGGTGTCACGGTCTGTCTTGGATGGGTTCCAAGCCAACTTCACAACATTCTTGATCTGACCACGGTCAAATCCTGCTGGCGAGAACCATGGGTCACGAGTCGTATCCGTGCGAACACAAAGTCCTGCGATATCGCCGTTCAATGGGAGATAGCGGTAAGTATCCGCGTACTTGTCGTACTGGTACTTCCAATTGGAATCCATAAACGCATAGCTGGATGAGGGGAGTGTGTTGCGATAGGTGACAACAGTATCCGCTTCCAATCCCACATTGTTGACGCATGAAGCGCGTGATGGACTGACGAAGGCTACGCAATCTCTGCGGGTTTCTGCCAAACTGTTGATGATATAGGTGCTGACAGTCGCATCAGCTTCTCCAGCAATCAGGAGGCTAACATCGACCACATCGCCGTTGATGTACAAATCCCATCCACGGAGGAAGTCGCCTGTGGTGACGGGTTGATCGCTACCACCCGCGAGACTCAAACGCTCTGCCACGGTGACATCAGTGTAGGTCGTACCGGTGACTGTGGAACCCCAGTTGGTACCGAGAGGATCATGGTCCCCAAAGTAGACCCACTTGGATTGACCAAAGAGCACGACTGGGTAGTAAATGCTCGATCCATCGTTCGACTTAGCATCGATACCCTTGGAGAGGAATGGATACTTTTCAAGGACGGTTCCTGGTGTCAACGTAATTCCACCATCCTCATCGAGGACGATGATGTGGAGTTCATCGTTGGCGCCACTCTTGCCTGCGGCATAGGATGACGTACCTGGGGCAGAATCGAACTGATCGGCATATTCCCACTTGCGAAGGATCATGGTTGGAGCAGTGAGGGCCACAGTCAACGCACTGGCAAGGACAATCGCGGTTGCATTCGCTGAGGCAACTTGGAGATAGGGGTTCGTGCCAAACTTCACATAGTCACCAGGGCGAACAAATGGGGCGCTGTTACCTGTCGTGTTGACGGTCGTGGCACCGATGCTGGCGGCATTCGCGGTAGAACCTGCCTGCAAGGTCGCATTGCTTGAAAACACATTTGCGCTTCCGCAGACAGCCACCTTTAGGTTGTTTCCAAGGGCGCCTGGGTAGCGAGCGGCAAAGGAACCAAAGTCCCCCTGTCCTGTGTAATAGTTGAGTTCGTAGACATCTTCGTTCTTGATGAGCAAGGGTGCCGCGGGTGCCGTGTTTGCCACAGCATTCTTTGACGCGGTGTTGGCAGCACGAGTGTTGCGAAGCTGGTTGCCATAGGCGAGGAAGTTCGCGGCCGAGAAAAACGAGGTAAAGGTGTTAGAATCTGGCTTGCCAAAACGATCTGCCAGCTTGACTTCAGTATCCACCAAGAAGCGTGTTTCGACTGGGCCCCAAGTGAACTGACCAACGTGCGCTCCGGCACTGGTCGAAACAGTAGGCACAACCGTTGTCAAATCGACTTCGGTGACATTTACCCCAGCGGACAGTTGGAATGACATAGTAGGCTCCTTACATGGATGTGGGTGCGGTTACGAGTTCAAAGGGATTGAATCTATATTCGTGGAAGTATTTATGTTTTTGCTGATTTCTAGAGCCCGTTGAGGCTTTTGGCATATTTTGTCATGAAATTCATCATCTCATGGGGGTCCATGCCTCGTGAGGTGACCCACAAGTCACCGTCCTCGACCGTAAAGGGGTCTTCGAGCCCCGTATCTATTATACCGAAGGGTACCAGATCATCGTCCACCATTGCCGTTTGTTCAGTTTCGAGGGCTTTGGCAATATCCAGGCTTGACCCCTGAGCTTCGCGGAAGTATTTCTGGGTGACCAGCCACGCAAACATGACCAGACACATGGCTAAATCGTCATGCTTCCCTTCTTCAGCCTTATAGGTCTGTAATTGTTGAGTGAATGTGCTGAGTTCTGAGATCGTTTCAAAGTCGTGAATCAGGAGTTTGTTCTGTTCCAGCAAGGCCTTGAGGTTCAAACATCCGATACGCTTGACCGATTCGGTCATGCGAAGTCCTAGACGCACACCCTTTTTGTATCCCCCGGCGACCTTCGCCCCTGTTTTCTGTGAAGACTCCAATTTGAAAATGTTCTCGTATTCCAGGTCATAATGCAACATGTCCACGATCTGTTGCCCGTTGTCGTTGATTTCAATGAGGACGAATGCGCGATTATATTTGACCGCGGCATTGAAGATCATGTTTGGGAACACCATCGGTGCAATAGACGCATTGTGGTACTCGGCAACACCACGGTACGGTATCTGAGAAATGTCGATCACCCAGAAGGCACTGGCATCCTGGTCCAATCCTCGTGCAGGATCGACACAAATGACATAAGCGTGACCCTCTTGTGGGTGTTCGAAGACGTTCCATCCCCCATCACTAATAATCGGGTTCTTCTTATTGAGCACCATCAGTGCGAGGGTCGCTCCAGAAATAAGAGTATCGGATGAACCAAGGAATTCACAGAGCACTTCCTGTCGGAACTTCTGTTCTCCCAGGGTGCGGCGTTGTTCTTCAAACCATGCCAAATCGCGGTCGGGTACTTTATTCCAGGCGTATTCCACAGGTATAAAATCGTTCTTGCCACTCTTTGCATCAGCCCAGAACTGACAATAGTGATTCAGACCCTTCGGGGTACTGGCCATCAGGATTTTGGTTTCTTTACCAGAGGACAAGGTAGGGAAGGTAGACGTGAAGAATTCTTCCGCAATGTTGTTAGGGACGTGGGCAAACTCGTCCATGAAGACCATTGAGAGTGAGTATCCTCGAATCGCACTTGAACTGGTTGCGGCCGCGAGAATACGTGACCCATTTTCTAGTGTGATGGATCGCTTGTTCCATTCCACAATGCCTTGCTGCATATAGGAAGGAATGTTTTCATACATGAGTTGGATACGATTGAGAATTTCTTGTGCCATCGGGGCCTTGTTGGCAAGGATCGCACACACCTTATGGCTTTGGAAAAGAATATACCAGATAAAAAATGCCGCCGTCGTCGTCGTCTTCCCCATCTGACGTGGCAGTTTGACAATGACTTTACGCTCTGTGAAGTAAGTTTCGATGATCTCTTCCTGAAAATCATACATCTCAAACGTGATGATACCACGGTCGACGTGGACGATCTTGCAGTAGGTTTTGATAAAGTAGACGGGATCAATGGCGCACCGACTCCATTCATCTACCTGCCCCTGGGAGAATTGTTCCTTGACCCCCACACGCTTGAGATTCGGATTCTTAAGATAAAACCTCTCCTTGACAGGCTTGATCTTGAAATTTTCTTTGGGTTTCTTTGCTTTCGGTGCCGCAACAGCCATATGAATCCTTATACGTTATCGGTGCTGATTGCCTTCGCTTCAATAATGCGTAGTTTCTTTTCATCCCGCTTGAGCTTGATCGCTTCCTGCAATTCCATTGTCGACCCGACAAACACCGCATTCTCAATATTGACATTGCCGGACAGAGGTTCAGGATCTATGATCGATAATTCTTGTTGGTGGACACTCAACAAATCTTGGTTGAGTTCTGCCATTGTCTTGAGCATGTTGGCGGCGACTTCATAGGCACGAGGCGTCTTGAGTTCACGGGCAAGAGTCAGCAATTCGGTAATGGCTTGTGTGCCCTGAGCAATCATGAGTCGTACATTGGTACGCGCGGCTGTTGCATCATCGGTGACTGTATTGTTGACGCTGGCAGACACATCAGGAACAAGGACCACCGTGTTGGCAGGTGTCTGAGGCAGATCGGGCATGTCAAGGTCAAGGATTTCAGATAAATTTGCCATAATAAAAAATCTCCT